CGCCTGCGGCTTATCGCTCATGTACCGGGCGAGCTGGGCGATCCGCTCCGCCGAGTCGCCCGAGATGCGGCGCATCTCGACGAGCGGCTCGATCTTCTTGTTCACCTCGTCCATCCGCTTCTTCGTGTCGGTGACGAGCTCGAGCTGGTCCTCGGTCAGGTCCTTGCCGTCGGCGGCCTGGAAGATCCCGTCGACGAACTGCTGCCTTTCCTCGATCTCCGCGACGTAGCGGGCGATCATCTGGTCGGTTGCGCCCATCAGGGGGCTCCTTTCGGGGTTGCGCGAACTGGGGACGTGGGATCCCTGCTCGAGCGCCTAACCCCTGCTACAACGACCCCGCCCTGCGGTTTAGTCTCTAGCCGTTGAGGAGCCTGCGTTCGGTGCGCTGGAGACTCTAGCGCAACCAGCGGCGGTCTATCTCGGCCTTGAGCGCCCGCTGCTCCTCCAGGGCGAGCCGGTCCCGGTTCGGGGTCGCGTCGCCGGAGAAGGGTTCCTGTGGCCTCACAGCGGCATCCCTGACCGACAGCACCGTCGCGCCCGGGTAGGCGGGGTTGGGGACAAACGCCAGGTGGTCCAGCCACAAGCGGTTGAGGCGGCGGACGGACCGGCCCTCCCACACTTCGGCGTCGTCCCAGACGCGACCGTCGTCGCGGCGCAGCAAACCGAACCCTGCGGATGCGCCCAACCCGTCCTCGTCGCAGAGCGTCAACGTCTCGTCGCCCCGATCGGTCCCGAACATCCTGACTTCGGTGACGAGTCCTTCGCTGCGGGACGGGTGCATCCCGGTGATCTTCCCGACGACGTTGTCGTAGCGATGGTCGCGGTACGCCCGGATCCGGCTCGCGCGTTTCTCGATCCCGTCGAACGCGCCCCTCGAGACGACCTCAGTGAACGAGCGTTTGTTGGTGTGGATCGTCGTTGGCTGCTCGTACGGCATCGCGATCACCGTCACCAGCCGTTTCGGGAAGTTCACGTCGGCGACCTGCGCCGACCGGGTCTCCACCGCCGGCGCCGCGACCGGCTCGGTAAGCGTGTCGCTCATTTCAGGATCCCTTCCGATAGGTCCTGCGGAGTGGTGGAGTCGTCGAGGCGTTCCCGGTCGCGGATCTCCTCCACCGTCATCGCCGGGTTACCGTTCTTGTCGACGATGCTGTTGAGGATCTGCGCGGTCTGCGCCCGCTCCAACGGGGCCGGCTGCGTGTACGCGTCACGGTTCACCTCCACCGACGTGCCCCTGGGGAGCAGCCAGCCGGACAGCCCCGACATCACGGTCTGCGCCTTCGGCCGCAGGCCGGCGCGCCAGTGGTAGTCGAAGATCGACTGGACGTTCTTGTAGGTCATCGAGTCGGGCCCGGACGACAATCCGACCAAATGGGGTGGGACGCCGAGCATGACGGCGATCCGGGACTCGTTGAACTGCGCCAGCTCCACCAGCGCCATGTCCTGCGCGTTCAGCTGCACCGGCTTCCACGTGATCCCCCCCGACAGCACCGCCGGCTCGCCGATCCCGCTGATCCTCGCTTGCACCCATTCGGCTTTCAGCGTCTGCGCCTGCGCCGGCGTGAGCTCGTCCGGGTGCTCGAGCACCGACGTCGGCACGCCGCCATTCGCGACCAGGGAAGACGCGTAGTTCATCAGCGTCTGCGCCGCCACCACCCGTGCCGCGCCGGCATCCAGCGGCCCCTGCCCGTGCAGGTAACCGACCCGGGACGAGTAGCGCAGGTGGAGCATGTCGTCGGTGACGTCCTCGCCGCCGATCGCGTACCGGCGCAGCCCCTGCTGCAACGTGATCTCGACGTACCACGGCGCGACGACGTGGAACCTGGCCGGCCAGCCGGTTGAGTATCTTGAGGTCGCAAGCACGAACGCCTCGCCCATCTGGAAGTCCGTGAACAGCTGCTTCGCGAACTCCTCCCACGACGTGTACACGTCCGGGTCGGGGTTCGTCATCCAGCCCGCGTCCAACGTCGGCGCGGCGTTCACCAGGTAGGGCGGCATCGTCGACAGCAGCGACGCGTTGAGGTCGACGCACGCCCACGCGATATCGGTGAGGCGCATGATGCCGCTGCCCCACGTGGCCTGCCACCCGTCCGGCCACCCAGACCACGCCGACGGCAGCACCCGCGGCAGGGGTGTCCAAGGCGGGTCGTCGCCGGTGATGACGACGCCGCTAGGGTCGCCCGGAACCGCGGAGGGGGGGCCAACGGTCCCGGGCGCTGCCGTCACGGGATCGTTCCCGTTCGGGATCTCACCGGAGGAATCAGCGGGCCGGATGGCCCTGGTAAACAGGCCCATCACCGCCGAGTGTACGGCTTTTCGACTAAACCGGTCGGGAAGGACGAGAAAATCAACGGATCGCCGGGATCCTGCTCGGCCGGTGCGCGGCCGATACCGCCCACGCCGCCGCCTTCACCACGTGCGCCTGGTCGCGCGACGCGAGCGTCAGACCAGTCGGCAACTCACGCACCTTCGTCTGCTCGAGCGCGTGGTCGAGGTCCTTCGTGTCCGGCTCGTGAACGAGCATCCCGTTCATCGCGAGGTCGCGGAACACCGCGAGCCCGACCCGGGTCTGCGCCACCGCCGCCGGCAGCGGCCGCGGCACCGTCCCCGGCGGCATCCGGTCCAACATCGATGCGCCCACCAGCAGCTGCCGCACCGGCCGGCCGGCGAGCAGCGCCGCCCACCCGACCGCCTGATCCCAGTCATCGAACCGCCAGCCGGCGACCTCGATCCGGCCGTCGTCGAGCTGCGCCGCCGCACCGACCGCCGCGCCCAACCCGAAGTCGTCCTCGAGCGCCAACCACAACGGCCCGTCCGACTCCACATGCTCCGCGAGTTTCTCCCACAGCCCCTCCGGTAGCAAAGCTTCCCCGGCGCTCATCGGCATCCGCGGCCACTGATTCAGCCACTGCGCCCGGAACGCCTGCACCGCATCCGGCTCGGTCGCGTCCAACGTCTCGTTCGCCTGCGCCGCCTCGAGCCGGCGCGCGATCAGCCGCTGCCGCTTCGGCGTCCAGTGCGGCGACGCCAACCGCCACGACGCCAGATCGTCGAGCTCGCACATCTCCGGCGCCGACCACTCGACCAGCAGCATCGCGTTCTCGGCCGTCTCCAGATCGTCGAGCGCGACCTTCCGTTCGCGGAGCATCAGCGGTGTCGCCATCCGGTGCGCCGTCGAGACCAGCCACAGCTGCGCCTGCGCCCGCTCGACCATCGTCGGCGCCAACCCGTCGTCGACCGCCTCGCTGTCGACCTTCCACACCTCGTCGACCGCCGCCAGGTTCGCCGAAAACCCGTACGTGCCCGAGCGGGCCCGCAGCAGCCACCGCGACCCGTCCTCGCGCAGCTCGATGTACTCCTGCCCGTTCGTCTGCACGATCCTGTACCGGCCCGGGTCGTGCGCCGCCCACAGCCGCGCGTCGCGCTGCACCTCCTTCACCACCGCCAGGTTCATCGCGATATGCACCACCGTCTGCGGCTCCCCGAACCGGTCGCCCTGATGGATCCGCCACAGCAGCACCTCCCGCAGCAGCCACGACTTCCCCAACTGCCGCGCCATCGTCAACAGCACCGTCTCCCACACCAGCTCGCCGGCGTCGTCGACCTCGAGCGCCCGCGTCGCGACCAACCGCTGCCACCAGCGCAACGGCTTCCCCGACCGCTCCTCCGCCCAGTCCGCGAACTCGTCACCCAGCGAACCGACAGCCCGCGGGTGCGGCACCGTCATCAACCGCGGCCAGGTCGCGTCCTCCGGCACCTCACGGAGGTTCTTGAGCCACGGCACCCGCCAACACCGGTCATCGGCGGGCAGCCCCGCCCGTTCAGGCTCGAGCTCGAGCAGGAACCTGTTCCGGCCCGACGTCGCCCGGTTGCACCGCTCATGCTCCGGCCCCGCATACCGCGACCGGTCACCATCGACATGCCCGAGATCCCACGGCTCGCCCGGCCGGATCAGCTCACCGCAACGGGCGCACTGCACACGGCCCGCGAGCACCACCGCTGCCCATCTCTGCCGATGCAGCTGATGCTGGCGCCCATACCCCTGCGCTGTCGTCAACCCTGCCAACGTGGGCTCCGATCGGCTGTGTGTGTGTGCGATCTGATTGCGGGGTCAAGCATGCGCGCCCCGCCTAAAAAACAGGCGTTTTGCAGGGGTTTTCACGCTGGTTGTGTGTCCCGCCCCGGGTGGCTTCCTTGCGGCAGGCTAACCATCGACCGGGGCGGGAACCTTGCGGCTACCTGTCGGGGCTCATGACGTCGGGGTCACGTCGCCATACCCGGTCGGGGATCGGCGGGTCGCCCATGTAGACGCGCCAGGAGCGCAGCCATGTTTTGAGGCGTCGCCAGTCGCCGTCTGTGGCTGCGCCGGCGACGACGAACGCGGCGCAGACCAATCCCCAGCCAACGGTCCAGAGCGCGACCTTGACGAGCCTGGTCACGGGGTTGGTTGGACATCCTCGAGCGTGACACCGCCAGCGTTCCACGTTGGGTTGAGGCGGTGGTGTTGGACGCGGCCGTATTCGACGACGCAGTCGGTGAAGCTTGAGGCGGCTTCGACGCCGCGGGCGCAGGAGCCGACCTCGATCGCTTCGACGATGACGTTGCGGTGCGCGCCGCCCCACGGCTGCCACGCGTTCCCGGCTGTTTGTCGGCCGCCGCTCGAGGATGGCGGTATCACGTTGACGTCGCAACTGAGCGATTCGGCGCGGACGGCGAGGATCACCGGTTCTTCGGGTGTGCCGAGCAGCTCGGTGGTTTGGATGCCGGCCCCGTAGGGCTGGTCGCGGTCGCAGTCGAGCATCAGCACCGATCCGGGGTCGAGGCGCCAGACGTTGATCATGTGAACGCCGGTGCCTTTCTGCGCGTGCGGGTCCATGTCCGGGACGTAGTAGGCGGGGTCGTGGCCTGGCGAGCCTGGCGGCATCGCGCCGCGGCCGTTCCCGCCACCCCGGATCTTGTAGGTGCCGTGCGGGCGGCCTTCGTACTCGTCGATCAGGGCGCCGTTGCCGCCGTTGTCGAAGCAGTCGACCTCGATGTAGGTGTCGACGCAGCCCTGGGCGCGCAGGCCCTGGTTGCCGCAGTCGTAGACCTGCGGGAAGCCGGTGACGTGGATCCCGTCGACCCCGACGAGCCAGAGGCCGATGTTGCTGGTGCCTTTGACGGCGTTGCGGATCTTGAATGTGGGGTCGCATTCGAGCCAGCAGGGGCCACCGCCGCGGATCTCCAACCGGCCGTTGTACTGGAACCCGGTCACTTTGACGTGGTCGCCGGCTTTGCGGCTGCCGATCCAGGACTGCATCGCCTGCTGGGACGTGATGTTCTTGACGGGGTTCCACGGGAGGTCGGGTGGTTGCACCGCCGCCCAGGCCCGCTCGAAGGGAGTCGAATCCTCGGGCGGGCCTGGTTCTGGTTCGGCGGTGACCGCAGCCAGGACAGCCTCACTGGCGTCGAGCGACCTTTGGGCGGCGTCGACGGCCTGCTGGGCTAGTTCCTCGGTGCTCGTCATTGTTCGATAGCTAGCTAATCACTTTTCGGGGCCGAGTGGTAGTCCCCGCCGCCCGCGCTCTGCGGGCTTCTCGCCGTATCGGCGAAACGGGCGGCGGGGAGCCTTTGGGTCAACCCCACCCGTGGAAGAGCGCGATCACCACCACGACCGCGATCACGACCAATGCGACGCCGGGGAGGTTGATACCGACGCCGTTCACTCCTCCTCGTCCTCGTCCTGGTCATCGTCGGGCTCGGGTGGCGGCGCCGGGACGGGCTGCGGCTCGGGCTGCGGGTCGCTGGTGGTCTCCGTCGTGGTCGTTGTTGTGGTTTCGCTCATCGGTGTGCTCCTTCCATGGTGGGCCGCATGCGGCGTGGCTCGAAGTGTGTACCCCGGTCTGGTCGTTGGTGTGGATCCATAGCGCCTGCTGCCCCGTGATCCGCAACAGCTGGCCGCAGTGGAGGCAGGTGCGGCTGTCGCCGTCGCTCCAGGTCATGGCGGCGTCCGGTGGTCGGCGATCCAGCGGTGCGCGAGCTCGACCACGGCCGGGTCGACGTGGTTTTGGTTTTGATCGCGTGCGCGATCGGCCCCTCTATTTCTAATGACTACTTCTTGACTGCTTCCCCCGTCACCCGTGACGGGGTTGAACGTCACCCGTGACGGGGTTGGCGTCGCTGCTGACGGGGTTGTGGATAACTTAACCCCGTCACCCGTGACGGGGTTGTGGATAACTGACGTGTAGCGGTTCGACCGTCTCCCCGCCGTGCGCGTGACGATCAGGAAGCCTGCTTGCTCGAGCCGGATAATCGCCCGGTCGACCGTCCTGATCGAGTACCCGGTGCCCTCGGCGAGCGATTGCTTCGAGGGCCACGCGATCCCGCGCCGGTTCATGTAGATGCCCAGCGTCAGCGCGACAAGCTTCGCGACCCGGTCGAGCTCGGACTCGCGCACCGCGATCCGCCACGCCAGCAGATGGTTCACCTCCGGACCGTTTTCCGCAACGCCCGGTTTTTCCAGGCTTCGGCGCGCAGATGCTCATAGCGAACCTTCGTCCTCAACCGCTGCACCTCACGGGTCAGCTCCGCCACCCGCCGCGCGAGATGATCCCGCCACTGCTCCTCGCTCATGGCTCGTCGACGACCGCCTCTCGCTCGAGGTCGTACTGCTCGACCTGATCCGTCCGGGGCCCGTCCAGCGTGATCTCCGGCGACGGGTCGTCGACCTCGATGAACGGCTGGTCGAGGATCTCGGCGCGCTCGTCGTCGGTCATCAGGCCGAGGCTGACTTCTGGGGCGTAGTCGTCGATCGCGAACTTCGCCGCGCGGGCCCACAGCATCCGACCAGGGTGGGTCACCCACGCGCTGCGGTCGCGCACCAGCCCGGCGCGTTTCGCGTCCGCCATCGTGAACGTCGAGCGTCCGACCTCGACGCCGCGCTCGTCGATCACGACCGCCGTACACGAATCGTCGTTCGAGTCCCTGGTTCTTACGACCCGGTAGCCGGCACGGGCCGCGAGCGCGCGGAGCAGCTTGCTCTGCACGAACAGCTTGCCTTTGATCACGCTCACCTCGGCGGCGGCGAGGGGAGGAAGGCCGAGCTCGCGGACGAAGTAGAACCGCAGCGCGGCGGCGGCGCCGAGCGCCTCCTTCGTGTCCGCCCCGGTCTCCGCCAGTGCGAGCCACCAGCCAAGCGTGCGGAGCTCGGCGAGGCTGCCGGCGGTCTCGGTGGGTTCCGGGCGCTCCACGAGATCCCTCGAGGGCTGTACCGGGGTGGGTGGTGCAGACGGCTTCTGGTCTTCTTGAACGGACACGGGCTGCTCCTTCCTCACGAGACTGGGCGGGTACGAGATCGGCGGGCTGTTGGGCTTCGCGTCCAACTTCACGAGGATGCGGCTGTAGCCGCGCTCCTCCGTGACCCCGACGACCAGGCCGGGCAGGTCGAGTGCGGTGCGGACACGGTCACCGATCCTGATCACGGCGTCAGCAGCGTCGTCGCGGCCAACATGGCGAACTCGGCGCGTTCCTCATCGGTGAGATCAGCCAGCACAGTCAACGCGCGCCGGCACGCGGCCCACTCCAACGCGAGCTCGACCAGGTCGAAGATCACTGGCTCGTCGATCTCGTCCACCCCATCCTCGCTCACCACGGCAACCCGACGATCCGCATGCAGCCCCAGTACGCCCCGTCGACGCGGCGGCCGTACCTGGCGACCCGGATCTGCTCCTCCCTCGAGGCGAGGTAGGCGGGCCCGTGGACACCCACGGCCGGCGCCCATTTCCACCAGTTCCCGTACCAGATCCCCAGCCCGCCGACGTAGTAGGTGCCGCGTTGGTGCCACTGGCCGCGGGTTTCGCACCACGCCAACCGGTCCCAGTACCCCGCCGCCGCCGCCTTGGACACGGCGACCGCTATCGCGGCCAGGAACGCGACCAGCATCGCGATCGCGGCGGCGCGGCCAGTCACTGCGCCGCTTCCCACAGCGTTCTCTGGACGCCGAGCCCCGCCCATGCGCCTATAACTGGGGTTAGGTTCCGCAGGGCTCACGGCTTCGGTTCTTGGTCGGTGACGCGCAAGGCCTCGCGAGCTATTGCGGCGACTTCGTGTGGCGGATTTGATTCGGCACCATCCGCGATTCGCTGTAGTGCTTCGCGTAGCTGATCCCGCTCGTCGGCTATCAGCCGTTTACTGGGATTACCGTCCGCTAGTGATAGTTCGGAGGCGGATGGAACGCCCGGGCGTGAACTCGGCCCTGTTCCCACCGGATCGCAATCCTGCGGACTCGCCGCCTCCGAAGCCTTCGGCCGGTAACTGGGATTCGAATCCGGAAGGGTCATTCGGCGGCCTGTCTATTCACGGACCGGATGAATCGACGCTCGCGATCGCGGTGATAGATGCTCGGCTTCGGTGGCCTGCACCGTTCGCCGGGTTCGGCGCCACATTCGCCGCAGGCATAGTCGCGGGTCGTCCGCTCCGAGACCTTCGGCCGCCTATAACTGGGATCACCGTCCGCTAGGCCGCTCATGCCATCTCCACGAGCTCGAGCGCCTCGTCGCCCCACGTGTCCCACCCGAGCCGGTTGCGGCGAGCGAACAGCTCTAGGTACGGTCCCGGCGAGACCTGCTCGACGAGGTCGAGGAACGCCTCCGGTTTTGCGCTGTGGTCGCTTCGCGGCCACGTAAACCAGCGCGAATGAATCCGCGCTGGTGCCAAGGTCTGCGGCCGTCGGCAATAGAGGATGAACTCAACATTGGAGTAGAAGACACCGCCGCTGCCGAGACCGTGCTGTTTACACCAGACCAGCGTCGCGATATGCGGAAATCGCCACTCGGCGACGATCTCGTAAGCGTCCCGCAAATATCGGTTGGTAGTCCAGAGGAAAAGGGACGAGGTTTTGGCGGCTAGCGATGGTACGGGGAGAGCGGCTATCTCATCGACGGTCATCGTGGGATACGGGAGGTCGCAATCACGACGGCCGCGGGTGGAGTAGCTCGCTCCCGTCCCCTCGTCGTACTCCCAGGGCGGATCGGCGACGATCGTCCTATAACTGGGATTCGACTCCGGAAGGGTCACGCGGGCACCCGTGCCAAGGTCAGCGAGACGAAGTGAGCGATCGTCGCGAGCGCCACTTCGGGCGTCGTGTCCGGGCCAACGCCTCGCGTGGCGATCGCCTCTATGCGGACGAGTCGATCGCGGAGCGTGTCCCGATCTGCAAACAGTGCGGCAAGCTCGGCCTCGGTGATCCAAGCCGCACCCGTCTCACGGATGTCGGCTATCGGCGGTTTACTGGGATTACCGTCCGCTAGGCCGGTCACTTCGGCACCCATGAGTAATCGGGAACCTCGAAATGCGTGGCGAGGCACTCGATCGTGCAGAACTCCCACTTCTCCGGGCGAGCGCCGTATTTCGCGACTGTGAGCCACGGGTGCCCCAGCTCGTAGACGCGCTCGCACCGATGGCAGACCGTGAACGGAGGCGAACTGGGATTCGAGTCCGGAACGGTCACGGCTTCACCGTGACGACGATCGTCACCCGCACCGGCACTGTCGAGGTAAGCGCCCCATTCGCGGCGATCCATCGCTGCCCGTCCTTCTCCCAGCGCCCTTCGCCCATCGGCCCATAACTGGGATTACCGTCCGCTAGAGGATCCCGCCCAGCCAGCGGCTCCGTTAGCCAGTTCCACCAGCGGCACGCCTTACACGTCCAGCCAGGGACACGGTTCGCGATGTACTCCGTCGATGCGATGCCCCTATCCGCGCCGCAGTGCCCGCAGGCAGTCGCCCGTTTCCTGGGATTACCGTCCGCTAAAGAAGTCGGGCGGGTATTCCGGGCACCCGCCCCTGTGGTATCGCTGCCCCGGCCAGCACCACACCTAGAACTGGGATTCGAATCCGCTAGACCGTTCATCGTGCGAACCCCGGATAGCCGAGCCGCTTCTTCAACTCTGCGATCTCGCGCCGGGCCTGGTCACGCTCGCGGCACATCTGAGCCAGCGCGTTCACCGCGCCGTCGCGGTCACGAATCAGGCAGTCGATGCAGGTCGGGACGGCGCTCGGCCACCACCCGCCGCACTCGCCGCACTCCCATCCGCCGCGTCTCTTCACGCTGTCCGCCTGGAACGCTGGTTCGAATCCGCAAGGCTTTCGGAGCACCGGACCCCAGGGAGGTCGGTGGCATCACCCGTGATGCGCGGGCCCCGGGCTAGGCTCCCTGGCTTGTCGTACCTGCCCGGTGATCTGTCCCGTATCGCTGCCCGGTGCCCCTGGCCCGCGGATGCCTCCACGGGATCTTTCACGTCAAAACCCCGCGTTTGGCAGGGAAATATGGTTTTGCGGCCTTATGCCTGTAACAGCGGTTCGAATCCGCTAGGCGCCTAAAATCTTGCATTTTGCGGGGGTTTTTCGGCACTGGTTATCGGATCATTTGGGCGGAGCGTTGTCGTCCTTGGCGCGGGCCCGAGTGAGCGCCCGCACGACCGATTCCTTCCGCCGCATCGACGAGTGCACGTACAGCTGGGTTGTCGCGATGTTCACGTGGCCGAGCAACTGCTGGACGCCGTAGATGTCGCCCTCGGACGCGTCCAGCGCCTCGGTCGCGAACGTGTGCCGGGTCATGTGCGGCTTGCGGTACTCGACGCCGGAATGGGAGAGCAGCCGTTCCCACCAGTCGTGGAAGCCGCGCTGCCCCATCGGCCTGTCCGGGTAGGCGCGGGTCACTTGCCTCGCCCGGCCGCGGTACTCACCCGCGACCCGCATCGGGAACCAGACGTAGTCGGCCGCGTCTGGGAGACGACCGAGCCGGGGGAGCGGCGTCAGCAGAGCGGTCTCCCATGCGAGCCAGAACGAGGGTTCCTCGATCGGGATGCTGCGCTCCTTGCCGCCCTTGCCGAGGACGGTGACCTCGCGGCGGTTCGGGTCGACGCCGCCATGCAGGAGCCCTCTCGCCTCGCCCTTGCGGATGCCGGCGTCGAGCATCAGGTGAGCTCGGACGCGGTCGCGGGCGGGGTCGTCCATGTAGCGGCTGGCGTCGATGATCTCTCGCCGCTCGTGGTCGTCGAACACGTTCAGGACGCGCTGCTCGTTCGGGCGGAGCTCGGGGAGCAACTCGACCGGGTTCTTCGCGGGTCGACGGTCGAACATGATCGCCCACTTCACGAACGTGTTGATGTGCGACCGGTGGATCCGCCATGACTTCTCCGGGACGGTGAGCAGGTACCGCTCGAGGTGCTCGTAGGCGAGGTCGGCGATCCCGACGTCGGGACACGAGACGGCGAGCCTGGCGAGGATCCGTTCTTTCGCGTCGAGCGTCGTTGGTTTGTTCCGGCCCAGGCGGGCGCGGTTCAGGTGGTCGACGATGTCGGGGCCGAGCGCGGTGCGCTTGTATGCCTCGTCACGCATCGGGTCCGCCAGGATCGCGACCGCTTGCGCGAGCGTGAGGAGCTCCGCCTCGAGGGGGGGAGCCGTAAGATCGGTGCTGCATGGGAGCTTGACCCTCCTGTGCCGTGCCCGGGCCGTTTCGGCGGCGCCGGGCTTCTTGTTGTCGGCCAGGATGGTACCGCTCACAGCAGCGACGCCTGTCTCGGCGACAGCCCCTGCTGCACCAGGATCACGCACCCGGAGTGGGCATACTCGTCGACCGGCTCGCGGAGCACGATGTCGCTGCCGCCCTTCCGGCTCTCGGCGAGGGCTTTGCGTTCCCAGCCGGTGACGCGCCGGTAGCTGTCGCGGGCGAGGGGGTCGAGCGGCTCGCCGCAGAAGTGGCAGGTCAACGCCACTGGAGCAGCGTCGCGATGGGGAGATCGAGCGCCTTGGCGAGCCCGATCAGGGTGCCTTCCTGCGGCAGCTGCGTGGTCGTTTCGATCCGGCGGATGTTGACATACGACACCCCGGATCGGGCGGCAAGCTCCTTCCGCGTCATTCCCCGTTCGAGCCGTGCCGTTCGCAGCTCGACGCCGAATGTTGCAGCGGGATCAGCCGCCTGCGCCACCATTTCCGTCCCCCCTGATTGGAGTTGGGTCGCCGCCCCGAACAGAAGTCAGAGTGAAGCACCGGTAGTCAAGAAGTGTCAATAGACACTTGCGATCAGTTGGGATCAGACTGTATGAAACATCATGCAGCAGCCCGGATTGGCTGCATGATGGACGCTGCGGAACCGGCCGACGGGCCATGCATAGGCTACGGCGCGGCCGCAGACATGCCCCGCCCCACCGACCCACCCAAACGACTCGCCGACCGGGTACGCCGCGCCCGCAAAGCACTCCTCCGCCACCGCAGCCGCCAGGTCGAGCTCGAGGAGGCCCTGTACGTCGCGGCCGCCCACGCAAGCCGAGCCGGCTGGTCACAACGCGCCCTCGCCGACGCGCTCGGCGAGCCGCACCCGACCGTGCAGAACTGGATCGAGGCCGGCGAACGGATCCTCCAACGCGACGGCGGGTGAGTGCGGGCCGGGCGCGTCATCCCCGCACCGGTGTTGAGCCTGAACGGTGAGCCCGGCCCGCACCCCTGATCGTAGAACACCCCGTTTGGGGGTCGCGGCCCGCGAGTGGGGGCCGCTAGTCTCGATTGGTGTTGAGCCTGTAATCACCTCCCCCCGGAAGGAAACTTTTAATGGCACCAGTCGTATTTCTCAGCATGATCGCGATCTTCCTCTGGGTGATCCCGTGCTACATCTGCTACGAGCAGGGCAAGCCCAAGAACCGGCGCGGCCTCGCGTGGGGTCTCTGCCTCAGCTGGCTCGGTGTTCTCGCCCTGGCCGTCCTGCCCGCCGGCCCCGAACAGCCCCGCTTCCTCGACAGCTAGTAGTCGCCCGGGTCGAGCTCGCGGGTGTCCTCCGCCGCGGGCTCCCCGGGCTCCTCCGGCTCCTCGTACCGGTCGCGTTCGACGAACACCCCGAGCCGGGTGCGGTGGATCAGCGACTCGCCGCGCAGGATCCGGTAGCCCAGAACGATCACAACGATCGCGGCGGTGACGATGACGAGCACGGCGGCGAATCCCCAGCCGTCGCTCGTCACCTGGACGAAGGTCACGGCTCCGCGACCCGGACGAACACGGTGCCCTGCCCGGTGGTGGTGCGCTGCCGCCGCATCACCTGGCCGCCGTTACTGTCGTTGTCAACCGACGTGTTGCCTTCGATCGCGGTGAACGTCGAGCCGCTCACCCATGCTTCGAAGAACCCGACGTGGTCGAACTCCTCCGTGCTCGCGCCGCTCGAGCCCCACGCGTAGACGACGAGATCGCCGCGGATCGGTGAGCTCGGGATGCTGAGACCGTTCCGGCCGTTGCGGGCATCGCTGACGATATAGGGGCAGTAGGCGTAGTGGGCGGCGGCGGGGTCGAAGCTGGGGTTGCCGCCCGCCTCGACCTCGTAGCAGTAGCTGCAAAAGATGGCGCACCACGGCTGACCGTCAACCCCGTACCACTTCCCGAACGGGGTCTTGTTCGTCCCGGACGGGTTCTCGGTGGTGCCCAGCCACTTGAGCGCGCCGGCGAACGCCCGCTCCCGCGTGGTGGCCTCCTTCACGGGCGGGTCGGGCGGGTCGGGCTCGCCGCCGTAGATCGCGAACGCCTCCGCGATCAGGTTGCACGCGTTCGCGTCCAACACCGGCTCCCCCTTGTGCGGCCCCTCCGGCACCAGCGCGGACGCCAATGTGTTGAACGTTGAGCGGCCTACCCAGCCGGTCGGGTCGATCCCCATCTGCCGCTGAAACCCCGCGATCCCGCTCGAGCCGACGTTCCCGCCCGGCTGGCCGTGGCTGAATGCGTTGGAGAACTGACGGTCGAACCCGGAGGCGGGGCCGGGCCAACGCCCCGCGCGCCAGACACCCCGCTTGTACGCCTCCGCGTCGGGTCCGTCCGGACTGGGTTTCTTGCCTTGCCGGTTCGCGTCCGGCGGGTACAGCGGCCGGGGGAACATGGTGGGGGGGACGGCCATCGGGCCGCCCCGGTACGGTTCCATCCACCAGTCGTTCATTCCTGCGTCGGTGGTGTCTCGATCGGTGGTGGCGCCGTGCCGGCGGTGCCCTCCGTCGCGGGCATCACGACGGTGACGACGCTGTAGTCGTTGGTTGGGTTCCCGCCGAGCGCCGCCAGCACCTGCGCCGCCGCCGCGTCGGGGGTGTAGGCGAGGTTGTCGCCGTCGCCCAGCTCGATCCTTGTCGTGATGTGCAACGAGCTCTCCTTCCTGGTTTGTCAGCTGATCCTGACCGGCCGTAGCGTCACGTAGCGGTTCCCGACGCTGGTCGTCGTCGACGCCTGGTAGGCGAGATGCACCGTGTCCGCCGCCGCCAGTGTCAACGGCACCTCGGCTTTGGCGGCGTTCGCGAGCACCCCGGACTGGGAGACGGTCGCGCCGGTCTGGGTGGCGGCGCCCGGGCTCGTCTGCGCGCTGACGAGCACACCGCCGTAGATCGCAGCCGCAGCCGATGAGGAGCAGTAGAACCCGTAGCTGACCCGGTACTCGCCGGCGCGGGGCGCGGTCAGCGCGTTCACGTCGACGACCCAGACGTTGTTCGCGCCGAGCGCGTCGTTGGTGAGCACCTCGAGGTAGAGCGGGACGCCGCCGACGAGCTCCCACTTGTAGCTCGAGCTGGAGCCGGCGCGGTAGCGGAACATCCACATCACGCCCTTGCTGGCGTCGGCGGGGAGCACCCACAGCTGCCCGTCGGCGGGGCTCGCGGGCGGCGTGCTGCTGTACGGGAGATTCAGCTGCGGCGCGGCGGCGGTGCCCGCGAGGTCGCCGGCGAGCTGCACGACACCCTTGGCGCTGGTGGTCGCGTCCGACGGTGTCCCCGCCGGGACAGGGAGGGCGGTGCCGGGCCACGCGCCGGCGGCTTTGGGGCCGTAGTGGAGTCCGGTGGCGGTGTTCAGGTAGATCGCCCCGGTCGCGCCGACGGCGGCGGTTGGGGTGCCGCTGCCGGACACGAAGCTGGTGTCGTCGGCGATGTCGCGCCAGCCCTGCGACGTGTTGATCCGGATCGGCCGCGGCTGATCCGACACGGTGACGTAGCCGGTGCGGGTCAACGTGTTCGAGCCGGCGCTGTTCGTCGCCGTCAACGCAACCGTGTACGTGCCCGCCGCCGTGTAGCTGTGGGTGGGGTTCTGCGCGGTGCTGGTGCCGCCGTCGCCGAAGTCCCACGCCCACGACGTGGGGGTGTTCGTCGAGCTGTCCGTGAACGTCACCGCGAGTGGCTCGGTGCCGCTGAGGGGGGTGCCGGTGAAGCCGGCGGTAGGGACGGAGGCGGCGGCGGCGGGCGCGAGCGCGACCGTGGCCGCGAGGCCCCCGAACAGCGCCGACCCGACCCAGGTCGCCGCCGACGTCCCGGTCGCGCCGGTCGCGGCCTGCGCCCGGTCGGCGAGCTCGTACCCGAGGTTGATCGAGATGTTCCAGGCGTCGTAGCGTTCCGTGTCGGACGCGTTCGGCGTGACGGTGCTGTTGTTGACGTAGCCCCAGTAGATGTGCAGCAGCCGGGTGTTCGCAACCGTGGTCGTGACCGACGGGGCGGTCGCCGTGGTGCCGCTCGTCGCCAACGTCGCGGTAGCGGACGCGTCGACGGGGCCGCTGCCGCTGACACCCGACCAGGCGGTCATGACACCGCCCGCCCAGTTCGACGTGCCGCTCAGCGTCACCGTCAACGACCCGGACTCGCTCCCGGCGGCGACCTTCCAGTACATGTGCCCGTCGGTGGCGGGGCTGGTGCCGGCCATCGCGACCGGGCCGAGCAGCTTCGTCCAGCCGGACGGGGTCGCGGGGGTCAACGAGTGGATGCACGCGAACTGGAGCAGCAGCAGGTCACCCGCGACGAGCCCGGCCGGGTACGGGATCGCGGGGGCGAGGTCGCTGGTGACGGCGAGCGTGCCCGCCGAACGGAACGCGATCGCCATCAGCCGTCCGTGTCCACCCAGACCGCGCCCAACGGGGCGCCGGCCGGGACGCTGGTCTGCTCGTAGAACAAGAACCCGGCGGGGGCGGCGGCCCACTTCACACCGAGCGTCTGCGTCGAGTCCGCTGTCAGGACCTGCCCGTTCGTGCCGACGGGGAGCCGGGCGGCGGTGTCGTCCGCGGACGCGGCGATCAGGTCGCCCTTCGCGTCCAGCAGCCCCAGGCTGAGCTTGGCGGCGGCGACCGCGTCGAGCTCGGCCTGCGTCGCCATGTCAACCGCGAAGCCCGGGTTGGGGTAGGTGCCGGACAGGACGCCGCCGGCGGGGCCCGTGGGGGCGCCGCCAGTGGTGGGGGTCTGCCAGTTCGTCGCGTAATCGGTCGAGCTGGTCTTCGTGAGCACCTGCCCGGTTGTGCCGCCTGTCGGGACGCCCGGCCCGGCGGGACCGGTAGCGCCCGTGGCTCCGGTCGCTCCGGTTGGCCCGGCGGGTCCGGTGGGGCCAGTCGCCCCGGTGGCGCCGTCGGCTCCCGGAGGCCCGGCCGGGCCTGTGGGGCCTGCGGGACCCGTTGGGCCGGGGGGGCCGCCCGATGGGCCGGCGGGGCCCTCGGGGCCTGGCGGGCCGGCGGGGCCCTCGGGGCCGGCTGGCCCGACGCCGCCGCTCCCGTCGACGCGGATCACGTTCGGGTCGTCCGCGTCAGGGGTGACGGTGAGGCCGTCGCCCCACTGGATCTTCGAGAACTTCGTGACCGTCACAGCGCGACCTTCCCGGCCGGTTTCCCGTTCGCGGCCGCCGGCGCGGCCTGTTCGAGCTCCGCGACACGCTGCTGCGCCAGCTCGAGCTGCTCCTCGAGGACGCACACCCGCTCGAGCGCGTTCGCGAGCAGCATCTTGAACCGTTCGACGGCGGTCACGCGACGAGCCCCAGCGCTTGCAGGGCGGCGATCACGTCGGCGGTCGTGGCGGGCGTCGACGGCTGCGTCACGGGTGTCGCGCCGTAGAACCCGAGCGTGGCGCCGCCGACGTAGGCGACCTCGGTGCCGGTGATCTGCACCTGACCGGTGGGGCTGATCGTGATCTGCCCGGCCGCGCCGGCGCCCTGGATCTCGATCGTCGCACCGGTGATCGAGATACCAGAGTTGAGCGCCTTCAACTGGATCCCCAACGTGTACGGGTCCGACACCTGATCAGACTCGATGTTCACTAGGGCGCTGTTCGACAGCACCCCGATCGACTCGTTCGCCTCGAGCACCATCCCGTTGAACGTTTTCAAGCGGATCCCGCCGCTGCCGCCGCTCGAGGTCGACTGGTCCTGCAGATCAAGCGCGTATCCCGCCACGGCGCCGTCGCCTTCGGTCGCGTCGTTGACCTGGACGTACAGCCAGCCGCCCTCGTTGTCAGTGTCGAACTGGATCCCGCCGCCACCGCCACCGCCGTCGCCGACCGTTTCGTAGACGATCCGGACGGTGTCGGCGCCGCCGTGCTCGTGATCCCTGCGGTGCAGAACAGGTTTGTTCGCCATCAGACCGGCGACCAGTCCGGATCGAACATCGACACGTCATCGAAATACGCCTGCGGGGACAGGTCGAGCGTCAACGTGACGTTGTCGTACTCAGGGGTCAGCGGCGTGACGGTTTCGTGGACGCCCTCAACGAAGAACGACTCGTCGAAGCCGCCGCCGGGGGTCGCGACGGTGAGGTCGATCAGGTCGGCGATCTCGATCTGCGACAGCAGCGCCCAGGTGGCGGCGGCGTGGGGCGCGTCGGGGTGCATCGTCCGGAACCCGCACAGCGTCACGCGGTTCTTCGGGTCGTGGTAGTTCGCGACGTAGTACGCGCCGAAGCGGGCGATCTCGGTCAGCGTGAGGCTGCCGAGCACTGGCGCGCCGCCGCTCCAGCCTCGCAGGGTGAGCAGGCTCTCCGCTGACCAGGAGCGGATCCCGTAGGTCGCCTGGGAGCCGGCGTGCCAGGTGCGCGCCCAGTCGTCGGTCTCCGCCTGCACCTGCACACCGCCCCTGAGCAGGTAGGCGGACGTGGTGAACGCGTCGTTGATGATCTTGCTCATGCCGCGGTTGAACGCGAACTCGCGGATGTGAGCCAACCCGGAGCCGGCGTTGACGGCGGCGCCGTCGCCGGCGGTCCAGTGGTGCCAGTCCCACGCGGCGTCCCCTGCACTCGCGGCGGTGCCGGCCGGGTCGAGCTTCGCGCCGCGGCCGTGCACCGCGAGCCGGCCGGTGCGGCCCTCGCAGTAGGCGTTCGAGACGGCGGGGAACTCGCCGTCGCACGCCTCTTGGATCACAGTCATGATGTTCTCGGTCGGCGAGTACGTCGAGGTGGCGAGCTCGACCGTGCCCGTGAAGCAAACGAACCACTCGTCGGGGATGGCGGCGTCGCCGAGCACCCCCTCCACGCGCGACTGCATGCTCTCGTTGGCGAACACGACCTGGTCCTGGCTGTCGGGGGCAACGGTGGCGGGGTCGTCACCGAACCGGGGCGGGTCGCCGGTCTTCGCGGGGGTCATCTGGATCGCGGCGAGGATCTCGAACAGGTCGAAGCAGCTGATCTCCAGCCGGTTCACCTGCTGCGATGGGTCGAGCGTGTAGTTGTAGTCCTCGACGAAACCGCGGAACCGCGTGAACCACTCACCGGTCACGGGGTTCAGCCGGCCGAGCGCGATCTGGATCAGCGGTTCGAGCTGCCCGTAGTAGGGCCCGTCGGGGTTGGTCGGGTCGAGGATCCCGGTGCGGTCGGCGATCTGCACCGTCGCGCGGCCGGTGTCGGTGCGGTCGAGCTCGTACTGGCGGCCCCGATCGATCTGGTAGCTCGTCACCAGGTTCGGGTGGTCGTCGAGCCGCGTCCAGACGCAGTCGTACAGCAGCGTCGGCTGCCCGAACGCGATGTTGACCCGGCCGACGGGGTCAGCCACGCGCCCCGCGACGGACGTGCGGCCGCGCCTTGGCGCGTTTCGCGATCTGGTTCTCCAACCCGGGGACGTCCTGGACGCCGTGCATGTGCACGCCGCCGTTGATCGTCACGCCGGCGGTGAACTGCCCGCCCCGCCCGGCGCCGCGGGGGATCGTGCCGCCCGGCCCCATCATCGCGAGCCCAACCTCGAGCCGCCGTTTCTGGCCGCGTGTCAGGTCGGCGCCGAACTGGTTCACGAACGCGGTCGCGTTCAACGTCTTGAACAGCTTGCGGGTGTTCCGGTTCGCCTGCGTAACATCCGCGAGCGCCTTGTCGGTCGCGTCCTTCCCGGCCTGCGCCGCCTGCGCGGCCTGGTCGGCCTGCTGCTTGCGGGTGTCCTTGATCTGGCCGAGGATCCCGACCTTCTGCTGCTCGAGCGAGAGTGTTTTGCCGTGCGCCGCGATCTGCTGATTGATGATCGCCAGCATGTTCTGCTCGGCTTTCAGGTTGTCGGTGAGCGTGTCGGTGAGCCCGGCCCGGTCGATCGCGAGCTGCGCCCAGTCGAGCTTCGACTGCTCCGCGTCCGCAGCCGCTTGCTTGATCGCGTCGCGGCCGGCCTGGCGCGCGGCGGCGATCTCCTGATTCTTCGAGTTGATCGCCAACTCGACCGCCAATAGCTGGTTGCGGAGGTCGAGCGTCGACCCTTCGGTCGCGATGATCTTCCTGATCCCGGCCTCCTGCTCTTTGAGCCTGGCCAGGTCGTCCTGCGTGCCTTTCGTGAGCTGGGTCTGGTCGACGTTGAACTGGAGCTGGTCGAGCACCGCCTGTTGCGCGGCGGCGTTCCGTTCGGCGGCGGCCTGACGGGCGGCCTTCGCCGCCTCAGCGGCCTTCTGCGCCGCGTCGGCTGTCCGCTGCGCCGCGTCGGCGGCGTTCTGCGCCTGCTCGGCCCGGTCGGAGCGGATCGTGCGTTGCACCTCGAGCAGCTTGTCCTCCAATGTCAGGCGGCGGGTGATGTCCTTCGTGGCATCCATCCGCTGCTGGATCAGCTCCCCGATCTGCTGCAGCCGCGTGATCTGGCCTTTCAGGGAGGTGATGTCCTGCACCCGGCTGAGCTGCCGGTTGATCATCGCGTCGAACCAGGCGTTCCGCTGCTGCGCGCCCGCGCCGCGGGGCTGCGGTGGCGGCGGCACCACCCCGGGCGGTGCGGCGCCGCCGCTGACCGGCCCGCGCGGCGGCGGGATGTTCGCGGTGATGTTCGGGAACTTGAACCCGGGCGAGAACAGGTTCCCGCCGGCCCCACCACCACCGCCGCCGCCGCCGCCGATCCCGAGCTTGTGCAGCAGGTCGAGGCCGCTGACGTTGCCGCCGGGGATCAGGTCGAGGATCCCTTTGTTCTTCGAGAAGTCGGGGAGCGCGTCCCAGACGCTTTTCAGCGTCCCGATCGTGTCGGCGGCGAACTTCGCCATCACCCCGAGCCCGTGCATGGCCGCCGCGAAATCGTCGATCACCTTCTTCTTGTTCTCCGGGTCCTCGAGCCACTTGTTGAACTGGGTCGTGAGGTTCTCGACCTCGGGCGCGACTGTTTTCGCGAGCTCGCCGGCGAGGTTCTGCAGGTTCCCTTTCAGGATGTCGAGCTGGCCCGGGAGCGTCTGCCCGTAGGCGCGGGCGCTGTTGCCGGTCTCCCGCGTGACCTCACGCAGAATGATTTTTTGCGCGCCGAGAACGTCGCCGGTGCTGACGAGCCGGTCGATCAGTTTCTGCTGCGCCGAGGTGAACGAGACGCCGATCCGGCGTAGCGCGGTCACGCCGCGGACCGGGTCCTGGAGGGCTTTGCCGAGCTGCACCGCGGAGGAGGAAAGGTCCTGGTCGAAGGTGCGGCTCAGGTTCAGCGTCGCTTCGGTCGCCTGGTTGAAGATGTCGTTGTTTCGGCCGGCGACGTTCCGGACGTTCGTGAACGTGAGCAGCAGGTTCTCGGCGGACTGGATCGCCTCGTCGTCGTAGCCGGTCAGTTTCTGCAGCGACCCGGCGAGCGTGTTGATCTGGTTCGCGGTCACGCCGGCGACCCGCCCGGTTGATTCGAGCGCCGCCGCGGTTTGCGCCGCGACCTTCTGCCCCGCGAACATCTCATCGAACCCGGCCTTCGCGGCGGCGGTGAGGCCGGCGGCGCCCAGGAACGACGCGGACGCGTAGCCGACGGCGCGGCCGAGCCCGTGGAACCCGAGGGCGGCGACGGTTGCGCCGCGGCCGGCGTTCTCGATGTCGCGCCCGAACTTCTTCGACGCCTTCGTTGACCGGTCGAGTTCTTTCCGCAGCGACGTTGAGTCGCCGACGATCCTGACGACAAGCTCGGCCGCCACCGTGCTAGCCCCGGTTGAAGCCGGCCGCTATCCGGTCGAGCAGCTGCTCGAACCTGGCGCGCACGATCGGCGCGTTCTTCGCCTCGGCCGGGTCCATCGCGCGGGTGCGGATCAGCACCGCGAGGTTGGGCCGTTTCGCGGGATGGTCGCCGCGGCCGATGCCGCGCTGGCGCGGCGCAACGTAGACGAGGTTCTGTGTGACGCCGGTCCGCATACGCGACCATTTCGGGGAGCGCGGCATCCGCCGGATCCGTGTCTCGGTCAGCGTCTCGACGTCGCGGCGGACGGGTTCGGCGACGTCCCGCATCGCCTTCCGCTCACCCAGCCGGACGTCCTTGTCGGCCTTCGCGAACAGCCGCTGCAGCTCCCGCAGGTTCTCGACCTCGAGCGGCGGCATGTCACTGGCCGCCGTGGATCGCGTCGAACAGCTGGACGCAGCTGAGGAGCTTCGCCGGGGTCAACTCCCCAACCTGCTCGGGATCGACGCCGAAGTAGCCGACGCGGGGGTCCCAGAGGTCGCGAGGGTCGGCCACCGCGATATCCCCGAGCTCCTCGTTGAAGCGTCCCCAGAAGAGCGCTCGTTCCCGTTCGAGCTTTCCGCTGGGGGGCCGGCATCATCCTCCTCCTCCTCGGCGGTGGCGGGGCCGGCCTCGAACGTGATCGCGGACCCGAACGGCGCGTCGGCGAACCTGTCCCACACCTCGCCGACCTGGGTGGCGGTGATCTTTCCGGCGCGCCGCATCGCGATCAGCGCCAGGATCGTGATCACCTCCGGGTCGCTGAACGTGTCCCCGTCCAAGGTGACGGGCAGGTAGCCGGTATGGCGTTTCATCCAGCCCCACTCACGAACGGTGAGCGGCGCCCCGCCCAAGTTCAGCTCGTAGCGGCCGTCATAGGGTTTCACCCCCTCGATCACGATCCAGTCCATCTACGGCAGCGGTGTCGTGAAGAAGGCCAACCCGGCGGCGTCGGCGGCGTTGAACGTGACCGGGAACGTGTCGACGTCGCCGCGTGTCCCGCCCGGCCCGTACGTGTACACCTGCACGTTCCCCCTGAGCTCCGGGTTCGTCGCGGACGCGGGGGTGGTCTGGTCGGGGCGCCACGCGAACGGGACGATGTCGCGGCCCTGGTGGATCGGGTAGATCGTTTCGTGCACCTCACCGGTCCCGTACGAGCCGAAGAACTCCACCTCGACCGACTGGTCGGTGGGGCCGGCCAGGTACTCGTTCGCGCCGGTCGCGGAGAACCCGGACACGTCCTCGCGGCTGTGCTCGCTCGTCAGCCGGACGCTGCGCGCGAAGTTGCTCAGGTCGACGCTGTCGACCTCGACTGAGTCTTTCAGGGCGACCCGCTTAGGCATCGTCGCTCTCCTCCTTCTCGTCCTTGGGTTTGCGGTTCACGATCTTGATCGAGCCGCGGGCGAGCGCCCGTTTCTCCTGTTCCGGGTCGAGGTCCGCGTCGAACTTCTCGCCGGTCTTGTGGCCCATGAACGCGGCCGGGCCGGCCACCCTGTATGTGGTCACGTCAACACCTCCAGTCGCCATTCGCAGCCGAGGAACTCGCCGCCCAGCCCGTCCTCGTAGGTGCGGTACCCGGTCGGGGAGGATCCGTCGGCGGGGAACCCGGTGCCGACCCCCAACCCGAGCCCGTCCGCCGTCAGGAGCTGCTCGACGCTGGTGGGGGATTCGGTGTCGAGCAGATCGAGCAGCAGCTTCTGGCCGGCCTCGAGGTCGTTCAACGCGACGCGGGCGCGGATCGTGAAGAACAGGCCGCGCCCGGGCCCGTACCCGGCGGGGGTCTGGAACGGATCCGCCGGGTACACGTCCAGGCACGGTGGGGTGGGGTTCCTGACCCAGTACGGGTAGATCTGGACGCCCTCCAGCGCCCCGACCAGCGGCTGGAGGGCGTCGTTGATCCCCTCGACGATCTGAGTGACGCTCGGCACCTACGCCACCCCGAACGTTTCCTTCAGCGGCAGCAGCTTGTGCGCGTGCCGGATGAACGTGTCGCGGGCGGTGAGGATCGGCTGCCCGGACGCCTGGAACACCCCGTACGGGGTGAACGACTGCGACCAGTGCTCCACCGCCCGCTCCAACGTCACCTCGACCGCCAGCGGCGGGTACGGCACGACGTACTGCTCGCCGGTCGTCAGGTCGTGCCCAACGTACGAGTCGATCTCGTAGGTGGCGGCGTCGAGGCAGCGTTGCATCGCGTCCGTTTGCGGCGCCGACGGGCTGCGCAGCTCGAGGAGCCGGGCGAGCTCCGTGACGGTCGCATACGCGGGCATCTACACCCCGGCCTCGTCGATCGCCGCCCGGATGTCGGATTTCGCCCACGCCTGGTCGACGGTGATGTCGTGCTGGTCGGCGTAGTCGATCAGCTGCGCCTTCGTCATCTCGTCCAGCGTCGGCGGCGCGTCGCGGGGGCCGGCGCCGCCGGTGCCCTCCTCCCACGGCGGCGACTCGTCCGGGCGGACGACCTGCTGGTTGGGGGCGTCCCAGAGGCTGCTCATCACATCACCAGCGTCCGGCCCATGTAGTCGAGCGCCGAGGAGGTGGCGCGGCCGAGGTAGTCGCGGGAGTTGACGCCCGGCGTGATCAGCGCGCGGCCCATGTAGTCTTTGCTCGCGGTGCTGGTCGCCTGCCCCTCAACGCCCGGGTCGCTCTCGTGCTGGTCGATCGCTGCGCGCAGCTCCTCCTTCGTCATGTCGTTGTTCGCGGGGGTGACGCCGAGGCTCCTGGCGTAGTCGAGCAGCTCGGCTTTGGTCATCTCGTCGAGGCTGGTGCTGCTCACGTGACCGTCACCTTCACGATCCCGCCCGCCTCGACGATCAGGTCGGCGAAGTAGCCGGCGTAGGCGACCTGGACGCCGAGCACGGACGGCTCGACGACCTGGAGGGATCCGATGCGGTCCTCGTACACCTCGGCGGCGGCGGTCGAGAGCACCATCAGGCTCTTGGCGGCCGCGAACCCGCTCGACACGACCACGGTGATCCCGCTGATGGTTCCCATGACGCCCTGGCCGAAGTCGGCGGCGCTGAACCCCAACGACTGCGCGTTCAGCGGGTTCACGGGGGCGAACAGCGGCCCGAGGATCCCCAACACGTCCGGGCTGGCGACGGCGATCAGCCGGCCCTGCCCCTTCGTCGCCGTGTACACCGATGCGGCGGCGGCCCACAGCTGGCCGGCGACGGCGGCCGCGTCGGGGGTGGCGGGGATCGTGCCGCCCGCGGTGCCGCCGGCGTAGAACGCCTGCACCGCGGTCTTCTCGGTCAGGATCGCGTACTGCGCCGCGAGGTCGTTGATGACGATGTCCATCACGGCCGGCTGGCTCCAGTCGATGTCCTGCCTCGAGATGTTGACATATCCGCCCAGAGTCGTTGGCGTGACTGACAACTTGCCGATGATCATCTTCTGGCTCGTGAGCTCCTGCTTCTCCCCGGCCTGCGCCGCGACGGCGGTGTGCTGCGTCACCTTCGGCCGGCTGAACGTCGAGCCGGGCAGCTGCCTCGGGCCGAGCTGGCCGACGAGGGGGCGGGCGGCGTCGATAAAGTTCACGACCGGGCCGACGATCGGGGTCGGCAACAGCCCCGGGTTATCGCTCGTGGTCTGGTGGCTGGCGGCGCGGTTGTACAGGTTCAGGCGCTGCATCGCGTCGTCCGCGCCCAGGCTGCCCTTCCAGTAGTCGAGGATGTACTCGCCGGCGGAGCGGTACTCGACCTGCTGCGGCGCCTGCGGCTTATCGCTCATGTACCGGGCGAGCTGGGCGATCCGCTCCGCCGAGTCGCCCGAGATGCGGCGCATCTCGACGAGCGGCTCGATCTTCTTGTTCACCTCGTCCATCCGCTTCTTCGTG